GGTCTTATTGGTGAAGACGATATAGAATTTGAGCCTCTACTAGTAAGAATTCCTGCAGCCAAAGCTGCCCCAGCAACAGTTACTGCTGTACCACGTGGATGTCGTTTGACAAATCTACCAGTTGCTCTTGCCCCACTTCCAGCTTTCCGTACACCCCACTTCATACCCCTGACACCAAAGTGCTCAAGGACATCATCTGGTGTTTCAAATTCAAACGTCATTCAAACGCCTCCTTGTTCGCTTTGTATGCAACGTAGGCGTCCATGAGGGCCGACACATTGTCGATCTTCTCTTCTGCCCGCTTCTTGAGAAGCTTTCGGTTTCCATTCGTGTCTTCCAGAGTAACTGCGTTACCCATGGCAAAGGACATCAAATCCTGGTCGAAGATCAACTTACGTTCTTCAGCAAAGATCTTCAATTCCCCCAATGGAACTGACTCTGTTCGTGCGCCTTGAATGACCTTCTCTATTCCGAAAGGTCCATTCTCAGCTTCCCATCTAGTGACGAACTCTTTGGCGTTGTATGGGTCGAACCCGAAACATCGAACATCATACTCACTTTGAGTGATGAACTGATCGAGGTCATCGTAAACCTCCATCATGTCTAAGACTGTTCCTTCTAACACATGGAGGCTCCCCTCTCGAATGAAGTCTTCATACTTGGCTCTCATAGCTCCTGGAAGCTTCATCAACGTCAAAGAAGTAATGTAACTTCGTGTCTTAACACCGAACGATTGGTTTGCGAATGGGAATAGAAGAGTAAACGCACAGAAGTCATCACCTTGGGAAAGGTCCGCTCCAAGGGCGCAAGGCATACCCCAGAACTCACGTGTTGCGTGCGGGAGCGTATCTTCATAAGTGAAGAAGTACGTATAACCTTCCATTGGGATGCCAAACCGCTTAGCCAAGATGTCATTACGGCTAGCAGGAGCCTTTTCGGCTCTTTCGACGTCCAAATGGTATGTGTCGTACGTTACGGTCTTTCCTAGGTTTGGATTTGCCTTTAACCATGTCGATGGATCCGCTACCTCCTCAATGTCATCGAGTTTGTAGTGCCAAATCGAAATGTGTGGCGCTTGATACTCTCCACGAAGTATACTAGCGAGTTCCATTTTGATGGTATCACCAGAACCATTCCTCACCGTTCCTTCAGAGCTGATAGCAACAATCAAATAGTCGTCTAGCTTAGAAGCTCCCTGTTCCACAGCACCGACAACGTCCTCTCTTAGATCACCAGACAACCATTCATCGATAGTCGAACAAGCTGGTCGAAGACCTTGAAGTTTATTAATGGCCATTGGCCTAATCTCCATCAAGGACCCTGTTAGAAAGTTCTCTATGCCCTTCTTGGTTGAGGCAAGTTTGGCTCTTTGAGCCCTAGATCCGGTGGTGTTCTGCAACGACCCTTCGGTTAAGAACTTAAAGAGAGGACCTCTTGATCTCGTGATAGCAGTGCGGAGGGGGGACATTACCTCATCCGCCTGCTTCATTGTTGGGGCGGTCGTGATCTGATGTGTCGTCTGGGTTATCACATTAAGGTAATAGCCTTGGATGCAGGCAGCGTACATGGATTTGGCTGCGCCACGAGCGACAATCAGATACTGCTTAACGATGAGACGTTTCTTGATGGTCTTGGTAATGAACGAGCCACCGCCGTGACCATCTGGTTGATACACCGCTCTATCAACGAAGTAGAACCACCCAAAGATCTGCTCAGACCAAAGTTTGAACGTGTCTAGAAGATGAAGATCTCCACCATCAGTCAACGTTAACTCGAACTCACAGTACTTGATGAATCCATCTACAGCCATGTCATCAAAGTAGTAATTAGGATTAGCAATCAACTCATCGATACGATTCATCTCCATGGAGATTTCTCTGTTTACTGGAATCTCACCTCTGAGAACAACATCACGAAATTCTGCATAGTACTTGGGGGTCGCAGTATTCGATAAAGCCATTAGCGACCTCCTTTCCTACTAACCTAATTTCTTAAGTCTACGAACAGCAGCCTCTCTGGCTGTACGCCTTGCGATTGCAGAAGCAACTCTTTTGTTTGCAGTTGTTTGAATCTGAGAACGAGCAACATTTAGAGCAATCCCTCCAGCGAAAGCTGCCCCTGTTGCTACAATACTTTTATTTCTTCCACTAGAACTAAGTCTAGAATGTTGTTGTTCAAGATTCATTCTACTGACGACAGCTTGAAGCTCTTTATCAGACATGTCTTTTACTGACTTACCTGAACTTTTCCCAGCTGCTCTTGCAAGTTGCCGTCTTGACCGACGAACACCCCACTTCATTCCTCTAACACCGTGGTGCTGTAAGAAATTCTGCCAGGCAGTTGTATGCTCAAGCCATCCTTCAGGAAGAAGGTCGGTAAGGCCAAGCTGCTTGGCTCTCTTGATAATCCAGGCCTTTGCTGCTGCCTTGTTTGAAGCTCTTCCAAAAGCTTGAATAGCGTTTTTGAGATCCGCTTCATTACGAATTGGAAACCCACCACTCGGCATGGCCTGACCTTTTTCAGCCAGTTTTTCTCTTTCAGCTGTCTTGAACACCTTGTGCTCTAAGAAAGTCTTGCCAATTTCTGCGCTTTTGTTCATGGTGTCTCCTTTCTTGATCATGCAGGGATCAATGCTAAAGTGATCCAAGCATTGACTGTGATCGCTGCATTCTGATCGACAGTTGTGTTTCCTGTTGCGCCAGCAGATACTTTGCCCCCGTCAACAATACCTATGCCTGAGCCGTTACCAGTAGCTGTTCCACCGTCAGCCCGTTCGGTAATCGACGCCAAATTGGCATTCGCCCAGTTTGTGTATCTGGCGGCAGCATTGTCCCAATCATCAGTGAGAAACGTGTAGATTAGACGGTTTGGGCCTGTTGTTGTCACACCACCGATAGTGAAAGTCGTTGGGCCTGTATTATCGGTACCTGAGTTTGAATCGTCTATAGGAGATCCTGAGGCAATACAACCTCTAGACCACACAGCAGCCGCGATTAAATGGTTGCCACTAGCGCATCCGACGGTCGGATTACCTTGTGACCCGTTATGCCGAGACCACCATAAAGTAATACGAACAGCCCCACCACCTCCAGCAGTTCCTATACCAATAGGAGAATCAGTAGGAAGTTCGGTATATGTTCCACCGTTGGCATTAGTAATTGTTGCTGCCTGGTTCGCTGTGAAAGCAGCAACCAGAACAATATCGCCAGCAGCGACAGCGCCCCCAGCTGCTGGCACATCGATTGGAATTACGGCAGATGTCGTACCAATGGCAGCCGATGATCCAACATAGTTGGGAAGAACGCTGGCTGTCTCTTCGACAAAGGCCGAAGCGATGATGCCAACGGTCATGGTGTCTCCAAATCTCCGACGAGCACCCAAGTGTCCGTCGCCAACTTTATTAGTGTCGCTGCTGAGTATTGAGCTCTGAACAGCTTCGACGGGGCGGCGTTAACAGTGACACCACCAGTCTGTGTTACGGTAACTTGTCCAGCTCCGATCTGAACGAGGTCAATGTGTGTTCCTACTGGAAAAGCAACTGACGAGTTGATTGGAACGGTCAGCGTGATAGCTGAGGCGTTGCTGAGAGTGACAAGTTTGGAATCGTCGGTGAGGACAAACGTGTATGACGTACCTGTTTGGGCATTGATCGTCTGCGCTTTGTCGACCTTCAGAGCAATCGCTGCCACCAAAGCCTTATAGTCCGTCCCAATTGCTGTAATTAAATCTGATAAGCGGGACTGCAGGCTCATGCCTTAGCCGTGGTGTACAGGGAAACTAGGTTGGTCTCAGGATCACCGAGTTCCGTCGTAGAATATACAGCAAGCGTAGCTCTCTGAGCCGCAGCATCAGCGTCATCAACCAACGCACGACCAGCCGACGTAAACGTGCCCAACGCCCACGTGCCAGCACCAGTCGAATATGGAACCTTGTCTGCTGCAGAAGTCAACGCCGCAATAGCAGTCAAGTCAGTGTCGAGCGGTTGCTTTCCAGCAAGAGCTGTTGTAA